GATTCTGCTAGTACACCCGTGAATATTGTGGGTCGCACTTACCGTGCCCAGATTCGTGCCAGCAAGGATGCTAGCACGATTGCTGCAAGTTTCTCTTGCGCTATTACTAATGCTAGCGCTGGTGAGGTTACTTGTACTTTGTCCGCTGCTACTACCGCTAATTTGGCTGCTGGTAAATATTATTGGGATTTTGAAGAAACCTATAGTGGTGTTGTGACTACGATTTTGGCGGGGACAGTTACTGTGTTGGCGGATGTAACCCGATAATGGCTGTTCTGCGTGTTGATGTAGTCCGTCAGGATACGAGTAACGGTGTTATTCGTACTGCTACTATTACTACTATTTCTAGTGCGGCTTATGGTCCTACGGGTCAAACTGGCGCACAAGGCATCCAAGGTATCCAAGGTCCTGTTGGTGCTACTGGTCCTACGGGCGCTACTGGTGCTGTTGGTCCTACGGGTGCGACAGGAGCAACAGGACCTCAAGGTCCGATTGGTTTAACTGGACCTCAGGGTCCAACAGGGGCTACTGGTGCTACTGGTCCTACTGGACCGCAGGGACCTCAGGGAATCCAAGGTTTGGCTGGAGACAAATATCAGACAACATCAACATCTAGTTTGACTATTGCTTCTAGTGGAACTTTAACTTTAACTGTTGGAACTGGATTGTCTTATAGTGTTAATCAGGTTATAAATGTTTCTTATAACATTAGTAATCATATGCACGCAGAGATTGATAGTTATAATCCAAGTACTGGTGTTATAGTTTCACAGATTGTTGATTCTGCTGGTTCTGGAACATATTCATCTTGGGAAGTTAACTTGTCTGGTGCTGTTGGTGCTGAAGGTCCACAAGGACCGATAGGTCTGACAGGTCCAACTGGACCAACTGGCGCTACGGGTTCTACAGGTCCAACAGGTCCACAAGGAATCCAAGGTCCTATTGGTGATACTGGACCAACTGGTCCAACTGGAGCAACAGGTGCAACTGGGGCAACTGGACCAACTGGTCCTCAGGGACCAATTGGTTTAACTGGTGATACTGGAGCGACAGGTCCAACTGGTGCTACAGGAGCAACTGGTGCTGGGGTTCCAGTTGGTGGTACAGCGGGACAGGTATTATCAAAGATTGATTCTACAAACTTTAACACGCAGTGGACAACATTAACTAGTTCTTTGCAAGGTTTGTCGGATGTGTCGTTTACGACACCAACTGTTAACAACCAACCTTTGGTTTGGTCAAATTCGCTTAGTAAGTGGACCAAGGGTACCAGCGTTGTTCTTAGTAACGGTACGACAACTACTGCTACTCACTCGCAGAACAGTTCTATTTGGAGTACTTCAACTGGTGCATCAACCGCAACAGCGAACAGTACATCGTTAACTCTTGGTGGTACTGGTACTACTACAGCAACTTTGACTAATACTGCTGACCCTAACTTGACACTTAACACAGCAGGGAACTATGGTACTTATTCTGCTTCTGGTATTAATGGTGCAAGCGGTGGTGGAACATTGCAGTACTCTTTGGATGGTACTGCTCTAGTTATTGGTAACTCTGTTATTCAGCCAAACTTTACTACACCAACTAATGGTCAGGCTTTGGTTTATAGTTCTGCACAGGCAAAATGGATTCCATCAACCGCTGGTAGCCCAGCGGATGATGACCAACCAATTTTGGCAATTCAAATATTCAGTTAGGAAAACAATGGCAACATTTACTAAATTAGCATTACAACCAGCAGGAACAACAGGGACAGGTCTTGGTGTTCTTGTTGCTGCAACAGCAACTGCTGGTACAGCAATTCACACTGCGTCAACAACTGCATCAACGATTGATGAGATTTGGTTGTATGCAGTAAACACCAGTACTTCGTCTGTTAAGTTGACTATTGAGTGGGGTGAAGTCACTGCACCTAACGGTCATATTGAGGTAACTATTTTGCCTGAGGCTGGTTTAGTTACTGTAATTCCTGGGTTAATACTACAGGGTAATGCTACTGCCCGTGTTGTCCGTGCTTTTGCTGCTACCGCCAGTGTTATTGTTTTGCATGGTTTTGTTAACAGAATAGCGGTTTAGTTTATGACTGACCGTAGGCAACTTGGTTATGTTAGTGCAACCACTAACACATTTAGCATAGTTCAAGCACCAATTGTTTATGGTGTTGCAACAGGTGGAACATCGTCAAACATAACTGTTGATGGTTTGCCACATAGAATGTTGACCTTTACTGGTTCTGGAACGCTTACTGTTTCAACTGCTGGATTTTTTGATTGCACAATCATTGGTGGTGGTGCAGCGGGAAAAAGTTCAATCAACGGTAACGGTGGTGGCGGTGGTGGCGGAGGAGCAATTGTAACTTCAATACTTGCATATTTTGAAGCAGGAACACATACGGTTGCTATTGGCGCAGGTGGTTTGGTTTACCCACCAGTTGCAGTTACACCATCATTTGTCGGTAAATACGCTAGTGGAAAACCACAAGGTCCAAGTGACGGAGGTTCAGCAAACTTGAATCCAAGCGGACCACTTGTTGCTGGTTTTTCTGGAGGAAGTGGAATCGGTGTGGGACCAAACAACGGTGCTAATGGTGGTGGTGGCGGTGGTGGTATGGGTGGTGCTGGAGCCAACGCCAACACCAACAGAGGATATAATAACATGGTGAACGGTGGCAACGGCGGCGCAGGAATTGACTGGTCTGCATGGCGTGGAGAAGCAGCAGGAACAACACGATACGGTGGCGGTGGTGGAGGCGGTGGAGGATACGCTTCAAACATCACAGCAGTAGGTGGTTCTGGTGGTGGTGGCAACGGTGCGCAGTACTACAACAGCACTGGAACAAACGGAGGAGCCAACACTGGAGGTGGTGGTGGAGGAGGTTCCGATAACGGTGCTTACACCCAAGGTGGTTCAGGACTAGTTTTAGTTAGATTCAAACTCTAGGAGAATATTATGGCACATTTTGCAGAATTAGCAGGAAATACGGTAGTGCAAGTCATCGTTGTAAACAACGCTGATTGCGGCAACCTAGAGTTTCCAGAATCAGAACCAGTTGGTCAAGCGTTTATTGCATCAATTGGTTTGTCTGGTGAATGGAAACAAACATCATATAATCATAATTTCCGTGGAACTTATGCTGGTATAGGTTATACATATGATGCTGACTTGGACAAGTTTGTCCCTGCTACAACGGAGTAGTTGTGGCTCGTTCTGACCGTACTAATCTTTTTGGTTATGTTAGCGGTGTTGTCACCGCAACATCCGTTACACCAATATTCGGTCCAACATCTGTTGAGTATCTTGTAATCGCTGGCGGAGGTGGTGGTGCTAACGCTGTATATGGTGGTGGTGCAGCACCTGCTGGTGGTGCAGGTGGATACAGAACTTCAAACTCTTTTGCTGTATTAAATAATGGGACCCAATACACAGTAACTGTTGGAGCAGGTGGTGGTTCTGCAACTAAGGGGAATAACTCTGTATTTTCTACAATTACCTCAACTGGTGGTGGAAACGGCGGAGCAATTGGTGGTAGCGGTGGTGGTGGCGGAGTGAATAGCGCTGGTAGGGCTGGAAACCAAGGTGGATATTCCCCACCAGAAGGTAATAATGGTGGAAATGGTGGTGGCGCATCAACATTTGTTCTTGGTGGTGGCGGTGGTGCAGGTGCAGCAGGAAGTGGTCCTAATGGTGGAGCAGGAGCGTCTTCATCCATAACTGGTACCGCAGTAATTCGTGCAGGTGGTGGTGGTGGTGGTGCTGATGGTACTGGAGGTGGAAATGCTGGTGCTGGTGGTTCAGGAGGTGGTGGTGGAGGTCGTAATGATTCGGGAACAGGTATCCCACCAGGCTCTGGAGCAGTAAACACTGGTTCTGGTGGAGGTGCTGCTGGAGGTTTGTATGCACAAGCAGGTGGTAGTGGTGGCTCAGGTGTTGTAATTATCGCCTACCCATCCACATTTGCATTAGCAACAACAACAGGAAGCCCAACATACAGTGCAGTATCTAGGGCTGGATTTCATGTTTACACATTTACTGGGTCTGGCTCAATAACCTTTTAGGAACAACTAGGATATATATATGGCTCTAATTATTCAACACACATTTACCAACGGCTTTCCAGCCGTTGCCAACGAAGTTAACACCAACTTTTCGGATGTAAAAACTTTTGTTGACGCATTGCAAACTGGTACTGGGATTGACGCTAGCGCAATCACCTCAGCAAAAATAGCGGATAACGCTGTTACGCAAGTCAAACTTGCTGACCGTGCAGTAGGTTCATCTGAACTGGACAAAATAACCCTAAATACTCAGGTTGGTACAACTTACACACCTGTCATTGCTGACGCACAAAAGTTGGTTACTTTAGATAATGCTGCGAGTATTACTTTGACGGTGCCTCCAGTATCGTCAGCAGGTTTCCAGAAGGGTGACCAGATTAACTTGTTGCAACTTGGAGATGGTCAAGTTACCGTGACCAACGGTGTTGGTGTGACATTAAACGCTCAAGGTAATAAAAAGAAGTTGAATGGTAAATGGGCAGCAGCAACTTTGATTAAAGTTGATGATGTCAATACTTGGGTTCTTATCGGAAATACCGCAGTTTAGTTATGCAAATCTTTGCTGTTGTTGGTACTGCAACAAGATTGGATGCACCAATTTTTTCTGCTGCTACTTCTACATCAACGGGTTTTACATTCACTATAACAAACTATAATGCGTTAAATACTTATACTGTTGCAACTACGGCGGGGACAGCATCGGTGTCAACTAACACGGTTACTCAGGCTGGATTAGGTTATTCTACTTCTGCTACTGTGACAGTTACTGTTTCTAGGGCTGGGTTTGAGTCGGCAGTTGATGCGAAGTCTGGTACTTCGTCTGCTGCTCCTTGTGTTCCTGCTGGATGCACACCACCGTGTGGTACTGCAACATTTAGTAGCGCTACGCCTTGTGCTGGTTCTGTTATATGTACTGGATGCCCAGGCTGTACAACTGGTGACAGACGATGGGCTTTGGACTGCTATACTTACAGCCAGCAGTCGTGTGTTGACAACTGTGGTATAACATATTATAACACTTGCGCTAGTTTCTGTGTTGATTCAACAGTAAGTTCGTCTTGCTGCTTATAATAAATAGGAGATATAATGTCAGATATACCTAAGCCAACGGTTTTTGCTTTTGTTGTTGATGGTGAGGTTGCTTGGTTGCATGGTTATGATTATCGTGCTGAGCAGGCTATTGCTGCTTTGCGTAGTCAACCTGTTGTGGTTGAGTGCCCACAGGAAGTGGTTGACCAGATGATTCCTGATGGTGTTCCAAACTATATTGGTTGGACATACCAAGACGGTGTTTATAGTCCTCCCGCATGAGTGCTTGGAAACAATATAAAGAACGCTTAGGTGATACTCGTCCTTGGGACTTGTTGAATCCTAATGTGCCAAAAGTCACAGAGGAACAGGCGGATAAGCGGATGGATATCTGTAATGATTGTGCGCATTTTACAATAACTAAACAATGCACACAATGTGGCTGTTTTATGAACGCTAAGGTAAAATTGGAGGCTGCTACTTGCCCTATTGGCAAGTGGTAGGGAACAACTGGAGTATAGTATGGAAAAGATTAAAGGATTTGTTCACAACAACCCTGTCCGTGTGGCAGCGTTTGTTTCTGCTGCTGTAGCATTGTTTGCCCCAGCGCTGTCAGATTCCGTTCCAACGGAATCCGTTGTCGCATTTGTTCTATCTGCTATTGGTCTGGGTGAATTTGCCCAGCGTGCAGAAAACAAAAAAACGGATGAAGCGTTGTTTAGCGAAATCCCTAACGAGGACGACTTAGTTTGAAATATACTGGCGTATCCGATGGGATAGCCAAAGGTAAACGCAAAGGCACAGAAGCCTTTGTGAAACATGTCTCACTACTATCCAAGGGCAACCTTTGGAATAATGGGACTTGGGGCGTTCGCTCAATTAAAGGAAAGCCACAATACCTTAGTGTTCACTCAACGGGTAGGGCGATGGACTTAAGTTGGCGTGGAAAGTCCCGTCAAGAAGCCAACAAGATTATTGAAATGATTGTTGCCAACGCTGATGCGTTGGGTGTAGAATTAGTATTGGACTATTTCCCTAAACCTTACGGGCGTGGCTATAAGTGCACCCGTAAAGGTTGGAGTGAGTACACTAAGGCGACCCTAGCGGGTTCCCCAAACGGTGACTGGTACCACCTAGAATTGTCACCAGAATTTGCAGATGACCCGAAGAAGGTCCACGAGGCGTTTAAGGCTTTGTTTAAGTAATATCCCCGATGGATGACTATGGTCATCTAGGATGGTAGTATGAAGAAAATAATTTTAATGGCTATTGCCATATATTTTTTGGCTTCACCAGTTGTTGTCCACGCTAAACATTACCCAACCTTAAAATGTTGGAACCACTACGGTATTATAGAGATGGTTTCTGATGGCAGGGACATGATGTACGAGGTAGATTATATTATGTGGCGGGAATCACGATGCAACGCATCTGTGATTAACCGTGATGACCCCATGGGTGGGTCTATTGGATTATTTCAGATTAATAAGTTTTGGTGCAAACCAAACAAGTACACCAAGCAGGGTTTTCTTCAGGATGCTGGTGTCTTAACAAAATGTAAAGAACTATATAACCCCATTATTAGCGGTAAGGCTATGATGGCTATTTACGATTATGCAGATAATCGTTACGGTGATGGTTGGGGACCTTGGGGCGGTAAACCAGATGGAATTAACTGAACTATTAAACGAGTCTGAGTGGCGTAAATGCCGTGGACCAGAAAATGCTACAGTTGAACAGCAACTGGAAGCGTTTTCATATTTTTGTAAAAAGTATTGGTATATCAAACATCCTAGTCATGGGCGAATCAACTTAGATTTGCGCCCTGCGCAAACTGAAACTATTCGTGTTTGGATGTCTGAACGCTATAGTATTGTTTTGAAAGCCCGTCAGATTGGGTTTTCCACTTTGGCGGCAGCGTATAGTTTTTGGTTAGCATATTTTGCTAATGACCGTTTTATTGTTATGTTATCACGAACTGAGCGTGAATCAGTCAAGTTGCTTGCTAAGGCTAAGTATGGTTATCGTTTCTTGCCGTTGTGGATGCGTGAACGGGGACCAAAACAGGTTACAGAACATCAGTTGAAAATGGTGTTTGATAACGAGTCTGCTATTGAGTCTTTGCCATCTAGTAATGACCCTGCTCGTGGTGAGTCTGTGTATTTGGTTATTGTGGACGAGTGGGCGTTTTTGCCTAACGCTGAGGAAGCGTGGGCTTCTATTGAGCCTGTAGCGGATGTCGGCGGACGAGTTATTGGTTTGTCCACTGCTAATGGTTCAGGTAACTTTTATCATCAGTTATGGGTTGGCTCCCAAACTGGAGCCAACAAGTTTAAGGGTATTTTTTTCCCTTGGTCGGCTGATGGTGAGCGTGGACAAGATTGGTATGACGCTAAAGCCGCAAACATGAGTCCGTGGCAATTGCATCAGGAGTATCCAACATTCCCTGAGGAAGCGTTTATTAAGTCTGGTAACCCTGTGTTTGACACACAGATGCTGGATGATATGACTATTGTTGAACCAGCACGAGGATACTATCATTTATATTCTGATGGTGCTGGTGAATTCCGTCATAGCGATAATGGTGAGATGATGGTGTGGGATTTCCCTAGACATGAGTCTGTTTATGTGATTGGAGCGGATGTCGCTGAAGGTTTAAGTTATGGTGACTATAGTTCTGCACATATTATTCAGGCTGATACTGGGATAGTTGTTGCCACTTGGCATGGGCGCATTGAACCAGACCTATTTGGTGAACTATTGTCCGAGTTGGGCTGGTGGTATAACAATGCTTTGTTGGGTGTTGAAAATAACAACCACGGTTTGACGACTCTTAAGGCTATTCAGAAGTACGGTTATAAGAACATTTATAAGCAGCGCCGTTTGGCGCATGTTCGTCCTGAGGCTACAGATATTTTGGGTTGGCGCACTAGCGCAACAACTAAACCGTTGATGATTGACGAGTTATCTGCCGCTTTGCGTGATAACGCCATTGAGGTTTATGACCGTCTAACTATTGCCGAGTTGCGGACCTTTGTCCGCAAGGAGAATGGCAAAACGGCTGGTAGTCCACATGACGACAGGGTTATTTCGTTGGCTATTTGCAACCAAATGCTTAAATATGTGTGGCTGCCAGAGTATCGTCAAGATACAGCACCCCCAATTAACAGTCTTTTGTGGTGGGAAAACCATATTATGGACAATAGACCTGCACAAAAAACCTTTATTGGCGCACATAATGTGCGCAGCCGTACTCCTTTCTAGCATTTAGGGAACAGATATATCTATTATGATGGAATTTATATGCCAAACTTGTGGAACACAGTTCTATTCTGAGCAGAAACCTCACCGTGGTGAGATTTGCTTCAAGTGCCATATTAAAGGGATTCATATCGGATTTAGGTATGGCAAGGACAATTTTCACGGTGACACTATTGCCGAGAAACAGCGTAAAATCGTTGCTGATGCCGCTATTAATGGAGTGCAGGCTGAGCCTGTAACTAACTGGATGTAATATGTCACAAGTTTGGGTTCCCATAATCGTTGCTGTAATCACAGGTCCAGTAGTGGTGGTATTACAGAAGTTGCGTAAAGAGAATACCGAACAACATGCGGAGGGCAGAATTTTATTGCGCACAATAGGCAATAAGGTGGACAAAATAGGTAGCAAATTGGACAACCATATCGGTTGGCATGAGGGACAAAAGGACGCAGAATAGTGGCACGCAGAAATTTGGGAGATTATCTCAAGAAACAAAAGATGGCGATTGAGTCAAGTCGCAAATGGCGTAAAGATGATGGTTATGACGCTACATGGCAACGACTAAAAGACATGTATCGTGGTCGTCATTTTGACGACTATAAGAATGAAGACCAGATGTTGGTTAACATTGCTTTCTCAACTGTGAATGTTATTTCACCTAGCATTTCGGTTAACTACCCTAAGATTACGGTTAATGCAGTTAGCCCAGATAATGCTGCTAATGCTGTCATTGCCGAAGCCGTTGTAAACTATTGGTGGAAGAAGCGTGACATTCGCACACAGTTCCGCCGTGCAGTAAAAGACATGCTAACATTCGGTCACGGCTGGGTTAAGGTTGGTTATCGTTTCGTAGAAGAAGAAGCGATGTCAATGGAAGACGAAGAGTTTTCAGATGCCGCAATTGAAGGTGGCAAAGAAACAAGCAATCTGGTTATTCGTGAGGATGCCCCGTTCGCAGAACGGGTATCCCCACATGATGTGTTTGTTGACCCAGATGCAACAAGTATGAGTGACATCAAATGGATTGCGCAACGAATCCGTCGTCCTATTAGCGAAATTAAAAACGATAAGCGTTATATTAAAGCAGCCCGTGACAAAGTTCAGGTTATGGCTGTAAGCAAATACTCTGATGACCCAAGCCGAAAAAAGGTGCATGACAAAAATGTGGGTTATGCAGAAATTTGGGAATTCTACGACATCGTTGGTGGAACAATGTCAATCTTTTGTGAAACAGCAGACCAGTTTTTGGTTAAGCCAATGAAAATGCCGTACTCATTTGGTCAACCATTTGTTATGATTCGTAACTATGACATTCCAGACATGTTCTATCCTATTGGTGATTTGGAATCAATTGAACCATTGCAACGAGAACTAAATGAGACTCGTTCGCAGATGATGAATCATCGCAAAAAGTTTAGCCGCAAATATTTGTACAAGGAATCAGCGTTTGACCAGTTGGGTCGTTCAGCATTGGAATCAGACGAGGACAATGTTATGGTTCCAGTTGTCTCTGATGAAGCATTGGGTGGTGTAGTTACCGCTTTCCCTGCCGTAATTAACCCACCAGAATTCTACAACCAATCAAGTTTAATTATTGGTGACATTGACCGTATTTCTGGCGTGTCAGAATTCCAGCGTGGTGCGGTATCAGAAATTCGCCGCACGGCTACAGAATCGTCATTGTTGCAGGATGCTGCCAACGCACGAACTTCGGACAAGTTGGCTGTTGTTGAACAAGCCATCGCTGAGGTTGGTCGCCGTATGATGCAACTCGCTCAACAATTTATGACTGGTGAGCAGGTTGCTCGTGTAACTGGCAAAGATGGCGAACCAATGTGGGTCACTTTTGACCGTGACTATTTGGCTGGTGACTTTGACTTTGAAGTAGCGGCTGGTTCTACTCAGCCGCATAACGAATCGTTTAAGCGACAGATGGCGTTGCAGATGGTTGACGCTATGGCACCGTTTGCTGGTGCTGGTATCGTTAACATGCAGAAACTTGCAGCCTATGTGTTGCAGTTCGGTTTCGGGGTAAAGAACCCTGATGAGTTTATTCAACAAGCACCCCCTCCTGTCCCTGCTGGACCTGAAGGTACAATGCCAGCGGGTATGCCGCCAGAAGGCGCTCCAGCGCCGTCTGGAAGCCCTACAAGCGGTCTTCCACCAGAAATCCAAGCAATGCTACAGCAAGGACAAGCAGCGCCTCCTATGGCGTAGGGAACGCCCATATTATATATAGAGCAACCATTATAGGACTCTAGGAGAAAAAATACATAATGAGTGACGAACTCACATCGTTTGATGGAATGGAACCCGTAGAAGTTGGGTCAACCGAGTACGATAACGGTCATACAGAAGCACCCGATACACCCGTCTTGTCAATTGACGAGTACTCTAGTTATAGAGTGCCAGTCAAACTGGATGGTGAGGAATTGCAAGTTCCTTTATCTGAGGCTATCGCTGGTTACCAGCGTCAAGCAGATTATACCCGTAAGACGCAAGAACTCAGTCAGCAGAGAGAACAAGTTCAATTTGCTACTGCGCTTCAAGCGGCTTTGGATTCCGACCCTGCATCAACGCTGGAACTTTTGAGTCAACATTATGGCATCAGCCAAAAGGCTGCTGCTGAAATGATGGCTGAAGAGGAAGAATATCTTGACCCTGTAGAAAAGAAGTACAGGGAACTGGATAGGCGCATAGCACAGTTTGAAGAAGAGAAAAGTCAGCAACAGATTGAAAGAGAAATTGCTGGTTTGCAAGACATGTATCCTGACTTTGATGTTAAGGAAGTTGTACAAGTCGCATTGCAGCGAAATACAACAGATTTAGAAGGCATCTATAAGCAGTTGGCATTTGATAAAATGGTGAACGAAGCAAGAATGGCTAAACTCGGACGAGAACGCCAACAACAGATTGAAGAATCTGTGTTGGAATCAAAGCGTTTAGCCAGTGTTATTAATGGTGGCAGTTCTGCTACCGCTAGTACGACAAGTGATTCGTTTGAACCAATTACTTCAATTGCTGAGGCTTGGGCTGCCGCTAAGCGTCAAATGGGTGCAAACTAAAAATCTAAACCCCCTAGTTTTCTAAAAGGAAAATAATGTCAAACCCAAACTTTGATGCGTTGCTCAGTACAACGCTCGCAAACTATCGTGACCAACTCACGGACAATGTGTTCACCGACCGTGTACTTACGAACCACCTCATGCAAAAGGGTCGTATTCGTATGCTTAACGGCGGTACCAAAATTGTTGAACCACTCATCTACGGTCAGAACTCAACCGTTGCATCGTACTCAGGCTACGACACCATTGCGCTAACAGCACAAACTGGTATCACGGCTGCTGAATACGAATGGAAGCAGTACGCTGCATCTATCGCAATCAGCGGTATTGAAGAAGCCAAGAACAACGGTGAACAAGAAATCATCAACTTGTTGGAAGCAAAAATCATGCAGGCTGAAGAGTCAATGCGTGAAGGTTTCAACACGATGTTCTTCGCAGACGGAACTGGCAACAGTGGAAAAGACTGGAACGGTCTTGGAAACATCGTTGAATCAGGTAACTCTGTTGGTGGAATTAACTCGGCAACCGCAGGTAACGAGTACTGGCGTTCGTACGAGGAAAACACCGCAGGTGCTTTGACCCTCGCACAAATGGCAACTGCTTACAACACCGTGTCGGTTGGTAATGACCACCCAGACATGGTTTTGACAACCCGTGCATTGTTTGAAAAGTATGAAGCATTGCTGCAACCACAGTTGCGTTACACCGACAGCAAGACCGCAGACGCTGGATTCCAGAACCTGTTGTTCAAGGCTGCTCCAGTTGTGTACGACACTGCTGCTCCTGCTGGCACGATGTTCTTCATCAACAGTAAGTACCTCAGCCTCGTAGGTCACTCAGGCAAGTGGTTCCAGCAGACTGAGTTCGTTCGTCCAGAAAACTTGGACGCTCGTTACGCACTCATCATGTGCTACGGTAACCTTACCTGCCGCAACCGCAAGAAGCAAGGCAAGTTGACCGCTAAGACTGCATAATTGTAGTTAGGTCAGTAAATCAATATGGCGGGGGGAACAGAAATTCCCTCCGCCATATTTCTATTTTAAGTTAAGATGGAGTTACGGTGAAGTTACCTTTTGATGATATTATTAAAGCAATGGTTGAGGCAGGCACATCTGTTGACGACATCGCAAAAACACTTGCACGATTGACGAGCGAAAGCACGGACGAAGCCGCCAAAGTCGTAGATGAAGTTGCACCACCTAAAACTCCAAGTGTCACACCTAGGTTGGTTGAAGAGGGAAAACCTTTGCCAGCGGCTGAAAAGATTACTGCCGCAATGAAAAAAACAAAACCGCCTCGCATTGGATTTGATGAACAAATCCATGCTGGAGAGCCAACAAAGTTTTCTGATATTCTTAGCAAAGAAGAATATGATGCTTTGAAAGACAAAGAACTTACCAGTATCCGCAACAAGACTGTCCATGCTTACAATACATCACAGTTGCCAAGACCACGGACAGAAAAGAAAGCACTTAATAAGGCTGCACATGCGGAAACCCGTACTCCTGAAGCACGCCGTGCAGCGGCTGCTAAGCGTAAAGAATATTTTGATAACCTTAAGAAAGGCGATAAGTAATGGCAGCGTGGGACGATATCCTTAGGGCAAGCCTTAAGGCTGCTGGTAAGGCTGCTGATGAGATTGAGGAAGTTATTGCCAAGGTTGCTAAGGCTGTTGATGGTGGTGCTTCCAAGGCTGACGATGCTGCAAAAACTGCGGCAAAGAAAGAGCCATCGGCTTTTGAATTAGCCAAAATGTCCAGCAAGGAAAGGTCTGCTTATAATGCTTCTAAAAATGCTGAAAATAAGATTGCTTCTGCGGATGCTGCCGCAAGGAAAAAAGCAGAAGAAAAACTAGCGAATGTAACAGAAACCGAAGACATCATCAATAAGACGATGAACGAAACCATGAAGACCAAGTTTGGTCAGGCTGGTCTTGCATCGCAGATTAACAAGATGTATGGTTCTGGTTTTGATGTTAGCGAAAACGCTATTATTAAGCGTGTTGAGGATGCTGTTCTTAAGGCGGTTAAAGAGGCTCAGGATGCTGGTACTCCTTTGAGTCGTGAACAAGTCAAGTCTTTAATTTCTAGTAAGACTACTGAAATTACGGAACAGATGACTAAGGCTGCTGAAACTTCTGCTAAGTCAACTAAGACTCGTGTTGAAAACATTAGTAAGTTAACTCCTGATGAAGCCCGTATGTCTGGTATCAAGACTGCTTTGGTTACCCAAAAGGGCAAGGCTGAACGCCTTGGCGAATCCGAGTCGTTCTTGGAGAAGTTGACTCGTATGGCAAAGGACGAGAATTTGTTGCCTATTTTAGATGATGAAGGCAAGCAGGTTACCGAGGAAATTATTGTTGATGGTAAGAAGATGAATGTTCCTAAATGGGAAACTCGTGCAGAACGAAACTTGCGTATTACTCAGGAAAAGAAGTTCCAAGCCAAAGATGTTGCTGAGGCTGGTGATGGTACAACTAAACCTGCTAAGACTGCTGATGAAAAACTTAATGAGGCTGTTACAAAACAATATGAGGTAACGGATAGTTCTGCTAAGTTGCGTGCGCAACAAGAAGAAGGTGTTATTCGTGGTGCTTTGGAGGCTGCTAACAAGAACGCTAGTCCAGCCGCTAAGGATGCTTTAAAACAAATTACTAAAGATTACCAGCGTGGAGTTATTACCAAGGACCGTTATTTGGAACTCCTTAAGGATGTTCCTAAAATTTCTGGTGAGGCTGTAACTAAGGCTCAAATGGAAGCAGCGGAGTATAACTCTAAGGCTGGTCGGATTAGCAAGCAACAACTTGAAGGTCAACAACAAGCAGCGTTGGAAAAGAAATATGGTAAAGGTTTTACCACCAAGGCTGGTGAAGGTGGTTCTACTCAGTATGTTTCTGCTGATGTTCCAGAGTCTCAACTTAAGGGTCGTAAGTGGACTCGTGATGCTAGCGGCAAACTTGTCCTTGTTAAGAAGTAATGCCTAGATTTAAGAAGCCTGAAACATCTAAAAAGACTGTTCCGTTCCAGCGGGAGGTCCCGCCTCCCTCACCTTCCGCTGGAACACCTAAAGGTGTTAATCCTTGGAGTGTTCGCCAAGTATTAAGTCCAGAGGTTTTGGGTAATATTGAAGGTGGTTTTGGAACTATCGTTGATTACTCTAAAGGACTGGATAATGTTAAGTCTAAAGGTGTAGATAGGCGTGCTGCTTTGGAAAAGATTCTTGTTGGTAGTCCAGATAAGAGTGCAGCATTAAGTGCTGCACCTAAACCTAGTTATGGTGGTTCTGACCCTTTATCTAGGTCATTGGCTCCTGTTATGAATACTATTTCTGGAGCAGGAAAAAAGGCATCAGAAATAGCGGGGACAAATGTTGGAGAACTTCTGGCTGCTGGTGGCATTGATAGGCTTTTGCGTGGCAGGGGTTCTGCTATGGATATTATTAATGTGCCTTTAACTTATACGGGTAGTATGAAGGCTTTGGGAATGATGGGCGGTTTGCCTAAGGGTACTATTCCTAAGGTTTTGCAAGGCGCTGGGCTTTATGGGGCTGGGTCTATTGACCCTAAAACTCGTAAGATTTTGCAGAAGTATGTTGGTACTCCTGCTTCTGCTGTTTGGGATGTTATTAACACCCCTATGGCTGATTTACTCCCATAAGGGAACAAATAGCCTATTATGATGGCAAATAACTCTGTTCCCGCTTACTCCTTGTATGGTCGTCCTGCTTACGACCAAAGACTGGCTCCTACGGCTGATGCCCGTATAGCGACTGCCAGCGCCCCTTATGTGGGGCGTGGCGACAAATGCAGTGGCAATGATGACACCTGTGGCGCTAATAAGGTGCGTGGACAAGAACTGTGCGCAGGTCATTTGAAGCAATCAAAAAGTTTAGAACAGGTTGCTGAACGGATTGAAGAAGGTATCTAATGGCTTATCAAACTATGACGGCAGCAGATTTGCGCAATACCGTCCGTGATATTACCGACCTTGATGTTGAGGACTTGCCAGATTCACTATTGAACTTGTATCTCCGTGACGGTTATTACCGTATTTTAGATTTGGAAAAGCGTTGGGTTTTTCTAGAGAAGTCATTTACTTTTAACACTATCGCTGAACAGCGTGCATATAATATTGCTGCTTTCACCAGTGACCCTATTAGCCAGATTATTTCTGTTGTTGACGAATCTGGTATTGGTTTGAGTTTGGACATGGTTCCTTTTGATATGGCTGAAACAACTTATGTTGGGTCATATGACACCAGCGGTGACCCGTTGTTTTATTCTATTTGGGAAGGTCAGATTCATTTGTTTCCAAAGCCGAACAATGTTCGGACTTTGAAAGTTCGTGGTTATCGTGAACCTATTGATTGGGTTGGCGAGGACGATGTTGTTGACGCTGCACCAAACCTGCATTTTGCTTTGGTGTATTATGCTTGCAGCCGTATTTACCAGCGCCTTGAAGATACTGTTATGGCGGCTGAATACAAAAAATCTTTTGATGAGGCTGTTGTCCTTGCTGCAAAAAATGTTCAGAAACCTAGCAGTCATGCACATATGCGTTTGTCCGCTGGACAAACAAAGGGTCGTCCAACCTTTAATGGTTGGATGCAAACAATGGGAAAGAACTTGAGCCAGAATGGCTAAAGTTAAGGTTAGGCAGGTTGCAGATTTTACTGGTGGTTTGAACTTTAGGGCAGACCAATTCCAGTTAAAGAACAACGAATCGCCTGATATGCTTAATGTTGAAATTGACCCACGAGGTGGAGTCTTTTCACGAGGTGCACAACAAAACCTGAATACTACAGCGGTTTCTGGTACTTGGACACCACGCAACTTATTTCCATTTTATGGTGCAACCAACACCTTGATGCTGAAGACTGCTACAAGAGTTTATAAGTGCACTAACAATGTTTTTACAACATTGGACTTTGGTGCTGGAACACCTATTGTTTCTTCTAATAGTCATGGTGCTAGTTTGGCGCAATGGGGCGACAGCCTGTATATTGCTGTTGGGACTAGCGGCAACGGTGGTTATGTGTGGAAAACTACCGACACTTATGCTACTGCATTAACTGCATCTGGCAGCAACCCTCATCCTTGGCAAACAAATCCTAATGATGCTTACCGTAAAATGCCTACGGCAGAATATATTTATGTGCACGCAAACAAAATGTTTGCGGCTAACACTATTGAGGCTGGAGTATTGTACCCCAACAGATTGCGTTGGTCTTTGGAAAATGCCCCTGAGAACTGGGCATCTGATGACTACATTGATGTCAACGGTGGTGGAAACGGTATTACTGGGCTATCCGTTGTTAATGGTAACCTAGTTATATTTAAGCCACGAGCAATTTATGTGTTGTTTGGTTATAATTCTGATACATTTCAAATAGTTGAATTATCGAGCGACTTGGGAATCCATAGCAAACAACAATTAGCACAGACAGAAAACGGCGTATATTTTTATGTACGCAACAATGGAATATACTTCTATAATGGTTCGTCAATTAAATATATGTTTGACAACCTTAAACCAATCTTTGACAACAACTATGTGTACAACGATGGAAACGACGACATTACATTAAGTTGGATTAACAGGCGTGTCTGGTTGTCCTTGCCATACTCAAAAACTAGCGGTGCTGTAACCGATGCTACTATAAACTTTATTCTTGACCCAGATATTAACGATGGTGTTTACACTGCGTTTCAACACCATGACGGTAAGGGACTTATCGGTGGTTGTGACTGGACCGATAGTAGCGGCAATGACTATGCGTTGATGTTGCACCCCACTAGCCCTTATGTTATTAAGGTTGATTTGTATGAGGCTGAGTCAGATTCCACTAGTGGAACTCTGACACCATTTACTAGTTACTACAGGACCAAGTGGCAGGATGGTGGGAACTATGTTCAAAAGAAGATGTGGCGCAGACCTGACTTTGTGTTAAAGGAATCCGCTATTGCTTCGTCTATTTCTGTTAAAGTGTTCCATGATTTTGCCGAAGGCAGCAATCAGGAACGCAGACTTTTTTCTTTAAATCAAGCACCAGAGATTGGTGGTTTAATTTGGGGCACAGGTAAATGGGGTGAGAACTGGTCAACTGGCGCAGTTAGTTCTGTTGTTGTTACTGGAAACAATCTAGGTTTAGCACGGACAGTACAGATTGAGTTCAGTGGACCTTTAGGTCAGCGTTGGGGTATTAATAGCATTGGTTATAAGTTCCAGTCTAGAAGTGCTAAGGGGTAGTATGGCTTTTAGGTTAACTGAAGTTGCGGTATTAAAAAGTGTTGACAAAGATACTTTGCAAAATATTTTTGTTTCATTACAGGCAGAGATTGAGCGTTTAAATAAAAGAATTGAAGAACTAGAAAAGACAAAGAAGTAACATATGAGTGATTTGGCTAGTACATTTTATGGTGATTACGGTTTGGCTGAGGCTACTGCACGCCGTCGTAGATTTCAACAATCTATTGCTAATCAGCAGGCTGCAACGCTGGGTCAGATGCGTGGTGAGCGTGGCATCGCTGACTTAACTAGACAATATACTGAGGGTTTTCAACCTAAGATGGCTGAGTATGGTAAGCGTGGTTTGGCTGGTCCGAATATTGCGTCTGGTATTCAGCGTGCAGGTTTGGAAAAGTATGCGGCTAAAATGCAAACAGATGTCGGTGCCGCAACGCAAGCGTTGCAGGATGAACTTAATCGTTTGAGCCAACTTGAGGCTGACCAGACAGCAGACTTGGATGCTTATTTGCAGCAGTTGCGTTTGGCTAAACAACAAAACATTTTTAATGCGGCTGTAGCGTTGAAAGAATATGGTGCGTAAGGAGTATTTATGAGTTGGGTAATGATTAACGGCAAGTTTCAATGGAATTCACCACGAGAGGCTGGTGACTATACCAAGGACCCTGCGTATATTGATATTGCTGGTATTCTTAAGACTGGTAATCAGGCTTTTGTTGACCATCAGAAAGCAGTTGCCGAAGGTAAAGCAGATTATAACCCTAACTTCATGGAACCTTATCTTAATCAGATTGAGGTTGCTAAGGGTATTAACGCTGAGATTAAGGCTAAGTATGAGGGTGAACAGGCTAAGGTTGATGGCGCAGCAGCAAAGGCTGCTGATAAGGCTAAGAAAGATTTGGAAACTGCACGGGCACGGGCTGCTGGTGAGTCAAGTGCAACATTCCTAGAGTCTAGTGCTAAAACGCAGAAGGAAGCCGCTGATAAGCGTATCAGCGGTTTGTATGGTGGTATGCAAACAACCGCCAAGGAGCGTTTGGATTTGATGTTGCAACAGGTTGTTGATGATACTGCTTTGGCTGAGAAGGCTGTGAAGAATGCAACTACCGAATATCTTAAATCGTTTAAGCCAAGTACCGCTTATACTGCTCCTGTAACGCAACTTAATGTTGCTGAGAATCCTTTGTTGGCTTCTTTGCAACAACAAGGTGCGGGGACAGAAGCGGTTCAGGCTGCTACTGCTTTGGCTCAACAGACTGCTGGTGCTACTAGCGATTTGCAGAAGTGGGCTATGGGTCAGTTGAATCTGGGTCAACAAAACTTTGAAGGTGCTACACAGAACATTAATGCGCAAGCCTTGCAGGCTGCTTTGCAGAATTTGGCTACTAAGAAATCACAGATTAGTACTGGTTTGGGTTCCGATTATCAGTCGCAGTTGGATAAAATTGCTCAAGAACAAGCGTCTGCTCAAAGCACTAGTGATGCGGAGATTCAGAAACTTCTTAATGAGGCTGCAAAAATTCGTGCTACGACTATTGCGGAGACTGGTCCAATGCCTAAGGCTGGTTCTAAAGAAGCCCGTGCACAGTCTGTTGCAACAGCACCTTCGCAGTATGCAAACTTCGCTGAGGCTGTTAAGGCTTTGAATCCGAACTTTGATGCCAAGAAGTCTGGTAAAACCGCCGAGCAGGCTTTCCCTGCTCTGGCTAAGGCATTTGGTAAGAAGAAAACAACTAAGTAATAAGTAGGGACATATGATTCGTAAATCACCATTTAGCAAGATTACTGGAACAGACTCGCAAGAGTTTGGTGCTGGCATAGACAAGGACGGCAACAAAACTTGGACTGACTCTTTTGGTGTTACGGTTATAACGGAGTATGCCGACAAAACAAAACAGGTTGGAGTTGCTTCTGGTATAAGCGATGAGGACATAGCAGTCAACAAGGCTATGCGTCAGTTGCGCACTAGTGGTGATAAGTTAACTAAAAAGGTTATGAATGACCCTAACTTGTCCGAGGCTGATAAGCGTAAGTGGGCTGCTGATATTCTTAAAACCCAGAAGGGTGAGAACATTACTGGGTTTATCCAGAATTCGTTGCAATCAACTGTTGTTAATCCGTTTAAGAAGTATATTGGTAAACCTGCACTTCAAATTAGTGAAGACATTATTCGTACTGGTCAGGCTGCGGCTGTTGAAGCAACCGAAGGTATTGGTCAGTTATTTATGCCACAAACTGGTGGCGGACAAAAAATTGTATTAAAGAGTCGTGATAAGAACGGTGAGTGGGTTCCTGTTAAGGCTAGTGTTGAAGAGTTCTCTGATAAGGTTACCGATAGGTCGTGGGCTATTGGTCGTGACAACTGGTATAATGGTGGTAAGGCTGACGAGAACCTTGTTGTTGAACTTGCTTCTGGTGTTGTTTTTGACCCATTAACTTATATGACAATGGGTGCTAGCGTGTCATCTAAGGCTGGACGATTGGCGTTATCCAATCGTATGATTCCTTTGATTACTAAGTATCCTGAACTTAAACCGTTGTTGGGCAACATTGCTCGTTATGGTCCAGTTGAAATCCCTAAACACATTCGTGAGGCTGAAAACATTTTCCTTGGTGTTAAGTGGGCTGGTAAGGAACTTCCTTATACTGATGGTTTGGCTAGGGCGTGGCGTTATACTGGTGGTGCTGCCCGTGCCAATATTGGTGATGTTGTATTTGGCTCTAAATATGGTGCTAAGGTAGAAAGAGTTCTTACCAGTAAATCAATGAAACCTGCTGTGGAAGCAGGTTTGTTCCGTGCTGGTGCAATGAATAGGTTTGATAGCAAATGGCTTGTGCCATTAGCGGAAAAATCTAGTGGCACTGTTGCTCGTGGACATTTGGAATGGATGCGCCGAGTCATTGATTCCGAGTCAGAAGAACATTTGAATTTGTTAGGATTGGCTGAAGAGGCTGGCGACACATCAATTCCAAGTATTGTTCATGCCGTTGAATCACCAACTATTCGTGCGTCCTTAAGCGGTACTGCTTCAGAAATTGTTGAAAAATATATTGCATGGCAGGACATGATTTACTCACGATATGGTGACGCAGTACAAAGACTTGCTAAAACCCGTGACATTAACATTAACGATTTGTCCATGCTGGACGATTACATTTATCACCAGTTAACTCCTGCTGCTCGTGAAGACATCTTTGGTGCTGGTGGTAAAATAAAGAAGTTCTTTGACTTGACAAAGAACGATGTTGTTGAGGGTTCTGGTCCTTTGCAGTTCCGTAAATATACGGCTGGTGAAGACTTCCTAGGCACAAAACTTCAACATGGTAGCATATCGGAAATTAACAAGATTTATGGTGATTTCCTTGAAGCAGAAGGTTTGCCACGAGCAAACTTCTTTGAAGAAGATTTGCGTATCATTACAGAAGGTTACGCTAATAGCGTGGCTCGTGCGCACTCCCGCTTGCGTTTTGTTGACAACATGTTCAACTATGGTCCAGATGTTATTAAGCCATTGCTTATCAAAGATGTTATTCCAGACGCAACCTTGCTTGCAAGTTTGCGTGACGACATAACTAAACTTGGTCGTATTCGTGACATTATCGCCATGCGTGTTCGTGTTGGTGTTGGCACAACAAAGATTAAAGGTGATGTTGCTAAAGAGTTGCGTGAAGTTATTGGTCTGACGACCAAAGCACTTGAGGGTGGCTTCATGAATAAGCAGGTTGCTGACGCAGAGTTGCTTAGTGTTGTTGATGAACTGTCTGAGATTATTCGTAGGCAGGAGGAGTCACGGACTTTTGCTATGAACTTGACTGCTCAACAGCGTGGACAGTGGGCGGATGCACATGCTGGTATTTTGGCTGAGGCGCATAACTTGCGTGAAGCCATTATCAATGGTGGTGCTGAACGATACTCCGCTGGTCAGCGTTTGAAGCAAATGTACTTTGCGGAGTTCCCTGAATCTGATGGTTCTGAACTTGTTGATAAGCCTGTTGAATGGATTGCTGAACGCATTAGCCGTGCTATTAACGGCGGCGCTACTGTAACAAGCCATGAGATACCTGCTCTTAGGCAGACCGAGGCACGCTTAGTTGAGATGTTGCAAACCACCCCCAAGACTTCTGAGAACATTCAGAAGTTGCGTTGGATTGATGAACGCTTAAGTACTGTGCGTGCACAGATTGATGGTTTTGACGAGTTAGATTCTGTCCGTGAAGGTGCATCATATTCTGATAAGGGTGTGTTGTTTGGTTTTGCGCCTGTTGAGGGTGAACCTATGCCGTTCCAAATGTGGACTACTATGGCACCATATAACGATGCTGGTGCATTTAGGCAAATGGATGACGCTTTAATGCGTCATGCTATACCTGAAGAGCAGTTAGTTGACTTCAGAACAACTGACCATATGCTTGCTGTCGTGGACGACCCAAGCACTATTTACGAGTTTGGTTATTCTTGGGGCAGGATTGGTGTGCCAGACATGACTTGGAATAGCGTTGTTGATGATGCTATGGAAAGTGGTGTTGTTGACGATTTGATGTGGCAAACAAACCCTGAGAAGGCTATGTTGCTTGACGGGTTTTTGCAGTTCCGACAGGTTGTTGAGGACGCTATTGAGGAAGGTGTTGACCTAACCGACAGGCAGGTTGAGCAGTTCTTTAACATGATTAAGGACGCTAACTATAATGTTATTGCGTCACTTGATGCACCTAACGCTGATGCGGTATCACGGTCAGTTATTAACGAATGGTTCCAATCGCTGATTGATGTTGCTGACCAAGAAGGCTTTGACGGTATTCTTGTCCCTGCTAAAGCAGTGTTTGATGATACACCGTCAAGCGAGTGGGCTGTGTTGCAACATGCTTCTACTCCAACCCCACAGGTTGGAACCAACTTCTATGATGAAGTACAGTTCGTTAAAGATAACACTATGGCAAATAGCGTTTTGGATAACACCACAGAAATGTCACGCTTGCAGTTAATTGAAAATGCTGACATGCTTATACAGGACGGTGTTGATGTTGAAGTTATTCAAGCCGCTAGGCGTGAACTTGAAGACCAGTTGTTTGGTGTTGAGAAAACAATTGAAGTACAAACATTGGCTAAGAACATTACCGAGGATATGGTTACGGTTAATGGAAAGCAGTATCCTGCTTTCATTGCCCGTAACAAAATGGCTAAACTTGAAGACCAAATTGAAGCAGCATATAAGGCTATTGATGATGAGGTTTTAGCAACGACAGAACGGGAGTTCGGCGTTGAAGCATTGGATGTGGCTTCTTTAGATGTGACTAGCCGTATGCTTGTTGCCTTTGATAATGTTAAGGCTTTGGCTGATTGGACTCCAGAGTTTGAACAGAAACTTGTTGACGAGATTGCTGGCATGGTTTTGCATTTGCAAACCATTCCAGACCAAGGGCTTAGCGCTGGCGCTAATGCGGCTTGGGTTCGTCAAACAGAAAAACTGTTGGCTAATAGTTCTTTAATTGAAGACCCAGCGGTCAGGGACGCATATGACAGGGTTGTTAAAATTCTGTTGGCTGACGAGGTTGCGTTGGCTAAGATTGATTCCGAACTTGTTGACATGAACATGGAAGCCGCCATTGTGTCTATGGGCTGGGAAGGCGGTAGATATATATATGAAACCGCTGACAAGGGTTGGGAAGCCCTTAAGTCATTGGGCGTTCAGATGCCGTCAGAGGTGTTGGAACGCTGGAAACCAAACCTTGCTAAGTTGCAAAGCGACGATGAACTTAAAGAGTTCGGCAAGGCTATTGGTCGTGTTCAAGGTTACTGGAAGAAATATGTTACTAACACTATGGGCTTCCTGGTTCGTAACGGTTATAGCGGAACCTTTATGAATTATGCTGATGGTGTAACCACTAGTCATATTATTGAAGGCACTAAGTGGGCTAGCGCACAAGGACCAATTTTGCGTAATGAAGCGAACTGGCGTAAGGCTGGCAATTCGTGGGGCAAATGGATGGAAGCGGCTGGCATTGACTTAAACAATCCTGCTGCTGTAGCGGAAGCAAATAAGGTTATGGAAATTGTTTACGCCACTAGCCGTGGCGTTAATACCGATAACGCTATGCCTGTTGTTGAACGCTGGAAAGTAACTAAGTGGATGGATAAGAATGAGAAAACCGCCAAGTGGAGACTTGGCGATAACCCTTATTTGAATTTGTTTACTAGCAAGAATGACTTTGTTGAACGGGCTTTGCGTATCCCTATGGCTTTGGACTCTGTTCGGCAGGGACATACCGTTGAGGAAGCGGTAGCCCGCATTAGCCGTGTGCACTTTGACTATAGTGACTTGTCTGCGTTTGACGAGTTGGCTAAGAAAGCAATTCCGTTTTGGATTTGGACGAGCCGAAATGTGCCGTTGCAGATTACACAGATGATGAGCCGCCCTAAGGCTTACTATGAGTACAACAGGATTCAACGGGCTTTGCCTGCCACCGAAGACGACCCGACAACCCCTGAGGACGAGGGCGCTATTATCCCTAAGTGGATTAAGGCTTATAGTCCATTGCAGATTGGTAAGGGTTCATTCCTAACACCTGACCTACCTCATATGCGCATGAAGCAACAGATTGAAGGTTTGTTTAACCCACTTAAACTTATGGGTCAGGTTAACCCAATAGTCCGTGTGCCTGTTGAACTTTTTGTTTCTAAGCGTCAACTTGGTTTGGATGTTGGTAACTTTAAGAAAACCGCTGATGTTCGTGGCTACGAGAAATACATTTGGCAGTTGTTGCGTGACATGAAAATGTATGGTCTGATTGACCGTGATGAGGAAACTGGCGACTATCTAATGCACGCTGGCGTAAGTTATGCCATTGAGCAGGCAGCGGTTCCATTGCAACAAATTAACAGGTTAACTGGTGGTAGAACTGGCGGTAAGGAAAGCCTGAACGAACGCTGGGCTAGTAGCGTATGGAACTGGTTTGGTATCCCTTATCGTGGTGTTGGACTACAGCAAGAGGAATCTGAACTTATCTCACGGAACTTTAATGTCAATAAACTGAAACAGGAAATTGAAAAACAAATCCGTATTGAGAAAGATTACTCGTCCACGCCGTAAACAGCGTTTTCTAGTTTCATAATAATCTTGGTGTACTCTTGCCATGATGCCTGTTGGGCATCATAGTCACCTAGTTCTGCTTGTTCCCATAAGTCTATAAGTTCTTTGGCGGCAAGGACAGAGATGATGAACTCCATGACGAAGCCATCTTCGTTGTCAGATACTATTTCGGTGAACAGACCTTCTAGTTCGTCTATGTCGTCTGGGTCAAAACCTTCATCGGACATGTTTCTCCAGCCATTTGATTGATGTTTCTATGTCGTGTACTCGGCGTATGTGTGTTAATGGTGAGCCAGCACATTCCAGTTCTATTTCCAATAGTTCTAATTGTTGTTTAAGTTTTTTGATGTCTAATTTTTTTTCCATGTTAACTTGCTAGTTTGAGTCTGAATGTTTGTTCTTCCAGCATCCGTGCTATAATTGAGTAGCCGATAATGTCTAGGTATGAGTCCAGTAATGATTCATTGCTTGGCGAACCAGTTTTCTTGAGGTTCTCTATTCGTGCAATCTTGTCGCAGATACGAATACTTACACCAACTACACCAAAATTTGTAATGTTGTTATGTCCGTAGTCGTGTTGCTTCTTGCATACTAGTGCCACGATTTCTTCATGGTTGTATTTGTTGTCTGCTTCTAGGATTTTGATTGCACATGCGCCAGCGTGTTTGATTACAGATGTTGCTAGTTCTAGGTCGTCACGGTGGTGACGACTGTTCTCTGACATTAACTTAATCCACTTGCTGATATATTTCTCTACTGATTCAAATGGTTTCTTTTCTAATACAACCTTTTGCGCAAGTTCCTCTAAGTGGCATAACGCAGATTCCGCTGCCTCATTAAAGTTCTTAAAGCGTTGAATTTTTTTGTGACTGTTTTTCATTAGTCCTCCAAGTCGTATTTGTTGTTTAATATTTCCATAATCTGTGGGTTACTCTGGATTGCTTCAGCAAACTTGTCCAAAGCGGATTTGGTTTTACGCCAAGCATGTGACTTCGCTTTGATACCCATTTCTTGGGCGGCTTCTTGAAAGGTTTTTCGTTCATAGTAGATTAACTGTAGCATCTCTCGGTCAACATCGTCAAGTGACATCAAAACTTCTGACATCAGTTCCGACAACTCTAACGATTCCTTTTCAGGGTTCTCGTACACAAGTGGTTGCATTAACCATTCTATGTCCTCGTCAACCTGCATATAATTTGCTGGTGATTGTTGGTCGGGGAAATCGTTAAACGATTTCGGTGCGTTCCACTTATTCATCATACGCCTTATTAATCATCATGTCCATTACATCTTCGGGTTCAAGGAGGAATCCTGCTGACGGGTTGCCTGAACGGACAGCGAATTGTTTATACTTCTTGCTATTAAACCGCTCACTATTCGCCTGTAAATACCTCTTAAGGCGTGGAACGGAAACAATAACGAACGCACCATCAAGCGTATAAACATATACCCACCACTTTGCTTTTGTAACTTGTAATCCACTGGGTTTCCAAAACGGTTTGCCATTCTCATCTTTCTTTAATCTAGGGTTTTGTTCCATTTCCACAACCATGCGACCGTTGCGATATCGGTCTGTCTTAACTTCAAACGCACCTTCGCTGATTGTGTTTAGAAAATCCTCTACTAATGATTCACCCTTCTTGCCAAACTTTAAGTCTGTTTGCCAATCAAATCTCCGTTCGGGAATATCATAGTCGGAGTTATTCGGGTTCATCTTTTTACTGCTATTATCGTCACTACTTGCTTGTCGTCTAGCCATGCCACACCGTTCAACCCGTCCATTAGTAGTTTTACATAGTTGTCCAAATCGCCACGCAATTTGCTTGGCTTTGTTGTTTTATCTGATACGGGATTAACAGTAAAGCGTGTGCCCTCAGGAGAGAACTCACAAGTTAACACCACTAGACCATCATAACACTCGCCTGTCCACGCTTCTCTGATTATCGCTTCAGCGTCTAATGTTGTTTGCGGTGTGAAGACACGCCCACGGCGTGTCATTCTTGGGCGACCTTTGGGTACAGGTTTACTAGGTACAAAAACACCTGTATTTACAGGCTTTTTTGACTTCTTCCTGACAGCCATTAGTTAGCCTTGGCTTGGACAAAAGTGTGGAATGGTGCGCCTGAACCGCTATCAAACTTTGCGCTAACAGCAACAGCCTTAAGCAAGGATTGCTTAGCGTATGGGATAGTGATTTTCTTTTTCGCTGTTAATACTTCCAATGCACCTAGTCCATAATGCGCACCAGAACCAATAGCATAAATGCCGTTGGCATCTATCTCGGTTCCGTAGTCTGTATCTATTTGGAATATAGTTCCATTAGCCAGCACTAAGATATCGTTGGAGGACTCGGCTGGTCGGTCATCATATTGTGGGCGACCTAACCCGTTGTCCTCCAACACAGTTCGTAATGACGGTATAAACTGGCTTACAATAAACTTCGCTAGTTTTGCACCACCAAGTTTAACAGGTAACGCTGGGGGCACAAACATATGTTGTATAATGTTTGCACCCCTCGTGTCGCCAGCGATACCAATAAGGTATCTGCCAACTGTCACAACCTTAGATTGCGCCATTTTGCCGACACGACCATAATCATCTGTCCACTGGGAGTCTGAACATATGGCAGCGTAATTGTCACCTTGGATTGCTAGAATAGTTGTCACGAATGTACCCTTACTACAAGTTTGTCTATTTCTAATTCGCCGTCGTGGCGCAAATGATATTTGCCCCACCGCTGGTCTGCTGTGCGTAATACAATTTTGGTTTGACTAGGATTAAGTCCACTGCGTACAGTTTCGTGACCTAGTTTGGCTAGCGTTGATGAACGGTCTTTGCCTGCAAGTGGACCGTCACGCCATATAACCTTACCTAATGGGCTGAGTAGTTGCATAGCCTCGTCAAGTGTAGCGTCATATGTTACAACGCCAGCGACTGTCTGCTTGACTGGTGGCTGATACATGCTGGAGATGTGGGCTATTGTGTCTGCTGATACACGGGTGGCGTTTGCTTCTGTAACGAAATCCATGAACGGCATGGGTGGGTGTGGCATGTGGTGATTAACATGGTTGCGTTCAATGATACGCTGTTTGTCTGTGTATGCGTCCTCTAGTATGCCAGCATAAGGTAAGCGAACATAGTTGCCATAAGAACCTTTGGCTAGTGTTGTCTGCTTTGGATTGACCTCGGTTGTTGGAACCTCGGCAACATGACATGCAACGATAAGCATTTGTCGCATGAGTACAGCGAGGACAGGACGGTCAGCGAATACCCAAACATGGTAACCTTTTGACCGTGAGCGTTCTATCCACGACTGTACGCCTGCTTCCATTAACGCATCATAAAGTTTTGTGGCATGGTCTTGTGCTTCGGTGGTGTCAAAGTCCACGCAACCCCAACCGACATAACATAAACCGTCACGGGGTACGACAGGGTAGATGCCGATAGGTGCTGTGCCATTGAAATGGTTTTGTAGCACAGTGCTGTCTAGCCGTGACTTTACACAACCACCCTCGTTGGAACCGTACACATCATCACGACCTGCGAATAGTTTTACGAATGGGTCAAGTGCGTAGTCCTCTATCACCAGTCCTCCAATGCGTCTGTTATTGTTAGTTGTTCTGTTGGTTTGTCCACGCTAGGCTGGACATCTTTCCACGGTAACACACCCGTTTCCAACCTATGCAAACGACCAGTACCATACTCAATACTGAAGTCCATGTCGTCAAGCAACTGCGAAGCAGGACGCTTGCACTTAACAAGGTTCAATGTAACGGTATCCATATGAATACGCAGGTCATATTGCAGTGACTCAATCTTTTCTATAATGCGTTCAGTATTCGTAGCCCTATCAAGTTTCTCTTGTAGTTCACGAATGTGTCCCTCAATTTCAAAGCGCTTACGGCGTACACCAATGATATGTGTAGCCTGTTGTTCACCACCATAAGCACCCGAACTAATAGTCTGCTTTTTACCGTCAGCACCTGAAGTGCGTGAGGCTTGGTGCAATACAAGCAACGGAACATTATGGCGTTTACCAAATGCTTTAATGCTGTTAGCCTTGGACGGTACATCTTCACCGCCACCTGTAATTAAGTCAAGGTAGTCCACAACGATTAACTGTGGGTCACCCATAACTGTTTCTAGTTCAGCCAAAGCCCGTTCCATATCTATAAGCGATACGGTCTGGTCAAACACAGCCAGATTAGGGAAGTATTCGTTAGCGGTTTCACGCAACAAGTTAATGCTGGCACTGTTGCCACTAGCAATCTGTTGCTCAAACTCGTTGGCATCTAAACCGTGTGTAACACAAGCCAACTTAATAAGAGTTAGTGTGCGTGGTTCGTCGGGACAGAAATAAACTACACGCTTATCACGATTGGCAACAAGGATTTGTAGCAACGCCAATGTCTTACCGCTATGTGAATAGCCGTTAATAAGACACAACTCCGATGGGGCGATACCTTTCATCTGCGAGTCAATCTCAGCGAACCCAAGATAAATCCGTTCGTGTGGGGTTTGTGCCCAATGCACATAATCATCAGCCGCTTTAGCAAGAGGCGAATAGTAATTAAACTTTGGAGCCATAGACAAATCAGGCGGGGAGATGTTCTCTCCCCGCCCAATCTTTGCCCAACGCTCCGTGTAATCAGGAGCAGGTGTCATTACTTACCTCGTGGTGCCCAAAAGGCTTTGTCGCCTACGGTTGCCTTGAACCAAGGACGCTTAGGGTTAGCCGCAAGTCCATCACGGTTATCCCACACTTCGGTAACTCCAACCTTAGCACATTCTGTAATGAGCCAATCAGGAATTGGTCCGTGTTGCTTACCCTTAATACGCACAGTACCACCAGTTGGCTGACTAAATGTTTGTGTTGGCATTGGTGTTGCCACAGCGGTAGCACCGAAAGCCTCAATAACATTCTGTGTTGTTTCTTCAGGAGTTGCACCTGTCATTCCCATAGAAGTGAACAAGCCTTCTGATACAGCGTCAAACGCCATAATCCAGTTGGCAACATTAGTGTTAATGTCCTCTGTTTTTGGGGTCAAATCCGCTGCGATTTTACCTGCTACTTGCAAGATAATGCTTTGGTCTTTGGATACGGCACTCATATCTTTCTCCTAACTGTGTTGTTTGTTGTTGCTAGACTAACACTTCCGTGTCAATCATTCCAAATTGAAAGCGCCTTTGCAGACACTCCAATAGGAACACCATTGTGACGAACACAACGCACTGCTGTCGTTCATCAACCATTCGTTTTGGTAACCCGACTTCAACGCCGTTGTCACCGCACCCTTAACATAATGCTGTAACCATTTAGTGTGTTCAGCACTACGAGTAACCTCTAGGATTTGTGACTTCGGGGTTTCTTGGCGAACCATAACACCATAATTAAATGTGGGGTTATCTGCCATACCCAAGTTTCTTACAGCGGTAGTATAAACAGTTGGCTGAATAGCCGACTTCTGTTTTTCCTTCTGATTGTATGCACGCTTCGCTGTTTTCCAGTCCCAAATATTACCGTCAGGGTCAATATAATCCATAGTACCCTCAAGTACAATGTCATAGCCCTCAACATTAACATTAAGTGGTGCACGGAAAAAGAACTCCGCCTCACCACCCAACTTAACATTAGGTAGGATTTCGTTGTAAAAAGCCAGCGACATAGCCTCAAGGTAATTAGGGATTTTGTCCTGCTCAATATTGGTTACAGTGTAGTTGGTATCCTGCAAGGTTTCGTATTCGTTATTAACGAACTGCAACATATCCTCAAAGGCTACGGCTTCGCCTCGCAATACCTGTTCAATACCAGCGTGAACTGCTGTACCAATAATAGTGGCATCACTACCAGTACGGAACTCAGGTTTAACTTGACCCAATCTTGCCCGTTCAGGGCAGATTGCCATGTCACCAAGCCAAGACTGTCTCACATAGATAATCTTATTCTCTTCGTCTAGTTTCATTTCTCTCCTTGTTTAGCATGGACAGTTATCTTGGTTCTTGTTAAGAACAGTGTATCATTCACAGTCAATCATTTGTCCTTGCTGTTCTTTTACACCTCTAAACAATTTTTTGTAGAACTTCATTGTGTTTACACCAGTACCATATTCTCTACCGATACCAGCAAAGTTAGGCTTATCTGATAAACAAGCAATACTAAATGAACGAAACCCCGTTTCGGTCATTATAGTTTTGTTCTTGTTTACAGATACTGCCGTCTGGAATTCCTCAATAGTTAGACCTAGTTTTAGTATAATGTCGGCTACTTCTACATTAGGAAACTGAAAGGCTAGTTTTGTTACACTATCTCGGATTAGTTGCCATCTCATTAACGGGCTTGTTACTCCACCAAAATCTAATGGTTGGATTAACTCAAACTCCGCAGCGAAATGACCACCACTTTCCACCCACTTATCATGAACATGAACCAGTGTCTCCAAATAGTTTAGAATACTGTGCTTATCCCATTCATGACCACCAATGTAACCTAGTATTTCACAAATGCGTTCACCTTGCCACATACCATATACGGCATCAGTGTTTTCCACTAATGGGGCTTGCATTATTCACCTCCTTTGTCTAGGAACTCATAGATTTCATCAGCAAGTTTATCACCCAAGTTGGCTGTTACTTTTTCCTCCACAAGAGCAATAACCTTGTCAATAAACTCTGTTGTTTTCTTTTGTAGTTCAGGTTCAATGTCGCCACCCTCAAGGTAAACCATAGTGTCAATAAAGAACTGTTCAACTTCGTCCTCACGGATTAGGTTTTCTTGTACCGCTAGACGGAACATGGCGCTGACCATTAAGGTTTGATTATAAGCGTTAGCGACTTTCGGCATATGCCGTTCCTCCAACCACCCAATGAACTCTGTTGGCAAATCTAAGAAATCATCAGCCAGTACACCGTTATCATCTTGTGCACGAACCAACACAACATCACCAACAATCTCTCTCATAAAGAGTGCGCTAGCAATCCAGTTCATTTCCAAATCTTGCTGAATACCTTCTTCATTAACAAGCATTGTCACAAAGAAATCCTCAGCGAATTGTGCCGTAACTGGTTCAATATATCCTCCAACCAGTTTCTGCAAATCGTTCAAATCCTCAATGATTACACGCTTAATTTGACCGCCAACACCTGCTGGCAATACACAACCGATTACTGCTGACATTACAATACCTCCGTGTTAAAGATTTCTGCTGACATTTCACCTGCTAAACCTAGACAGGCGTATTCTACTATGATACCAGCGTCACGCAAAGCCGACACTAGCATATCCAAATTGTCGTAGTCACCCAATGAGGTTTCCTCCGACAACATTACTACTGCTCTGAATTCATATTCCATAATGAACGCCTCCCAGCGTTATTTTTGTTGTTGTTATCATTAGCGGAGGCTGGAGTTTTATTGTCCAGCCCCCGCCCCACTTTATGACGGCGTAGGCACCGCTTGTGCTTACAGTAAATCCAATCCTTTAACGGTGGACATAATGTAAGCAACACCATCAGCAACAGGGTCACCTGTTGCGTTTTGCAATTTGTCAATCACAACATCTGCCTGAATGTAATCTTTCATTAGGCAATCGTGAGGCTGACCATAACCCGCACCTTCTCTAGCAATACGCTTAGCGTTTTCCCAACCAGTGCGTTCCAATATAGAGAAACCGACACGGCGTAGCATACTAGGGTGAGCCATAGCAAACATAAGGTTGTCAATGTCCAATCGTTCCTCGCTGGAATGTAGTTTAATAAGTTGTGAGTGCTTAGACTTGCCATGGTCGTCAGTAGCGGACTCTAGCCACACTTCTACACCAACACCAAGTTTCGCTAATACATCAACAAGCGCTGTTGCTAATACACCTCGTTGCATAATTTGTTCGGGGCTGACCGAGGCTGACGCTGAACCATTGACAAGTACACGAACAACACGACCCATACGACCAGCAGGAGTAGTCACATAGTCAATCATACATTCGGGGTCACCCATCATAAATCGGTCAATGTCCACGCTATCACCACCATAGTCAAAGCGTGTCTCAAATACATCACCCAAAGCCATATTTATTTGTTCTTCCATTTTGCCAAACATGGCATCAACATCAGGGCGAATTTCATGCCAGCCGTCAATACCTAGTTGTACTGCCTCATCAAGCGAAGCAGACCCAGCCCACTTGCTGTCTCGTTCCTTGTCAGAGGAACGCCTATCGGTATTTGCTTTAGCATATTGCAAAGCCTCGTTAAGTGACTCAAACTCGTCAAGCCATATATTGCGTTCTTTAATCATATTTCCTTGCATGAACACCTCCCAGTGTTATTCAGCCGACTGGCAAAATCACCAGTCGGCAACCTCTATTTTGACAGCGCCGTACACCCACACGGCTGGGAATAAGTATAGGTGCAAAGCACCGACACCTATTTAGTAATTATAGCACCTCCAGCGGGGACATTGACACCTTCCATCATCTTGCTAAGCGTTTCTGGCTTGACACCAGAGCCGAATGTCATTGGCACACATTGTTGATATGTGAACCCTGCATTAAGCAACTTAGCACCGTTAATGGAACTACGAGGCGACACAATCACCTTGAGTCCATAGTTGGCAACATTGGCACGAACTCTAGCAATAACATTGAGCCATTCACGACCAGCCAAAGCGTCCATAGAGATGTCATTAACAACTCCAGCCTCCATGCTGGTGTCAATAGGAATGTCCATCTTAACGAAGCGGTCAATAGATGCACCGTCAATCACTTGACGACCCACATATTCTGCTGTTGCACCATTACCATAAGTATTGGCACAAGCAATCGCTATAAAGTCCTTATGGCGCTTCACTGTACCATCAGGGAACGCCATAAAGCCATTGGACAAAGCACTATTGAGTGCCAATAGAATGTTCGGATTAGCACCGTCAATTTCATCAAGCAGATAAACACCGCCCTGCTCAAATCGTTCACGGAACTTCGTGCTATTGTATAGCCCGTTGCCGTCCTTGTAGCCCTTGAGTTCCGACTTGGACGATTGAGCGCAGAAACCTTCAGCGTCAAAAGGCAAGTCCAACACTTCGGCTACTTGTTGTGCAATAGTGGTTTTACCAACACCAGCACCACCAGTAAGCCATGGGAACAGTCCAGCGGATACCACTCGTAGTACATCAGTGAACTTCTCATGAGTACGACCAGTAATGGGCTTGGTTTCGCCGTTGCCAATAGTGACATTTGTCACGGTTGGCTTGTTCTCACGAACCAATCGTTCCATTAACGCAACCTTGTCATTAAGTTTAACGATTTCGGCATTGACAGTATCAGCGACCATAGAGCGAATAGCCTCAGGGTCAATAGTGGGTTGTGTTGGTGCAATACCCTTAAGAGCATCAGCAATAACATCAGCCACTGCTTTCTCAACACGACCAGCAATAGCCTCCGTAGCCTTGACTGGCTCTGTGACACTAATCACAGGTCGTTCAGGGGTTGGAATAGTTTCACCATTGCAAAGTTTATCTGCAATCTTGACCAATTCCCATTGTGTATAAGACAATGGTGCACGACCAGTGTTGAAACGATAGCCCAACATTTTAACAACCTTGAGCATAGTGTTTCTGTCCAGCGAAACGAATTGGCGTTCATAAGTCGCCCCGTTGCCGTACATGATTGTTGCTTTCTTATTGGCACGGTCAATCGCCGTGACATTCTGTGCTTTATTACCCATATAATGACCTCCCAGCCATTGTTTCTAGCGGAACAGCGGAATTGCTGAACCGACATCTTTAGTTGACACTGCCGTACACCTACACGCATAGTATTAACATAGTACCATGTTGAGGCTACGAACCCCAACATGGCGACCCAATCACCGTTTATAGGTATTGAGCAACGCTACGATAAGTAGCGGTATTCACTGTATCATCATCAGACAATTCCAACAAACGAATAGCCTGAGCGATTTCCTCAATCTTATTATCATCACGCCAGTTTTCCTCAACTGGTGCAACATAAGATAATCTGTCCACCGCTACATTTTTCTTGATATAGTAGGTGAAAGTAACCTCAATAGCGTCATCATTACGCCACGGATTATCGCTAATGGCTAACTCTGACTTATAAGACAACCGCTGAAAAGTTGCCAACGGAATACGCTTATAACGAGTCTCCCATTTTTCACGCAACTTCTTATCTTGTGCCTTATTATCCTTTTCGGCATTGAGTTTGGCAATAACCGAACTCAATGACGCTATTAGTTTCGTTCGTGAAACACGAACACTGACTGACTTACTCATTATGAACCTCCCAGTTCACTATCTAGCCAACTGGCGGAATTGCCAGTTGGACACCTAATTAGTCCTGCGTTAATCTTTACTAGCCCAACTCATCAGACGCAATAGACCAAAAACTATAATTATAAACAATACACCAGCAACATCATACTCGTCAATAACAAATTTCACAAGTTCTCCTTAACCATATAGCAATCCGCACCTCGTACAGCCAATAGCACAAAACCACTGGCTTTTTCCTCATGAACCAACATCATAGCGTTATCAAACCGTTCATCAGCGTCACGAACAAACCAATGACCCTTACGACCCTTGATATACACAATGTCACCATAACCGAACTTCGGTCTATCGCTCATTTTTCCTCCCAGCCCCATAGGACTTCCGTCTTACCATTAATAGCCTCATTAGCGAGGACAATCTGCCTATTCAACTCAGCAATCCAATAATCCTTAGTGGACTGATGAGCCTCAATCATGCGCTGAGCCTTATTAATCTCCTCGCAAATCTCCTCAACTGTCAATGACTTACTCATTACTTGCCTGCCTTTCGCATTTGTCCATGCTGATTACAAACAACCTCAGCAACCCTAATAAACAACTGAACCTGCTTGTTGCACTTATCGCAACAATAGATACCCTTAGGCTGTAACTTTACAGCCAACTTCGCATTACTACTCATAATTGCCTCCCAGCAATAGTCAAACTGGACTCATCAGCACGGACAACTATCCGTGGACAATAGGTGGGGGGAAACCACCTATTGTTTCGTCCTGCAACCTAATCAGCGGTCGGTACGAGCACCATTGTACACAAACTCACGAGTCTGTGCAAGAATGGCGAAAATTGTGCTATCAGCACCCTCACTAGCAACCATGAACGGCACTTGCTTACCCGACTTCACAGTAACCATAATTACCGTACCAGCCTCCAATGGCTTCTCCGACATTGGCATAGCCACCAACCATTCACCGTCCACTTGAGTGAAACGACCACCAACAACTTCATTAAGTTTCTTCTTGCTTGCCATAATAAGCCTCCCAGCCTATGTTATAACGGCTGTTCGTTCACGAACACCTAATGTCCCAGCAACTCACCAGAACCACCGTTGCAATCTTTTTTGACACTGCCGTACAAGTACGACTGTGTATGTTATGTGTATGCGAGAAGCGCCACTCGCTCAGCGTTGCCACTATCGCTTGCTTCAACTTCTCGGCAATCTTTTTTGACACCGCCGTACGCGTACGCATGTGAGAAGCCCTGTTGGGGGTCGTTCCCGTGCGTGGGTATGCGGGGGGGCGTGAGTGCGTGAACCCTGAAAAAATATGGGGCAAAATGCCATTCATGCACACACGCACACACATTAACGGGCACGCACGCACACGATTGGGGAGGGGGGCAGGGGGGGGCTACGGGGTCTGCGAAATCTTTTATATATACGGTACTTAGCGAGAGTACTATTTTGAAAACGGGGGTGGGGGTAAAACTGTGGGGAACCTTATCCCATATAGAGTTTTATATAAACTAGCAGTCCCATTTGCGCAAAGCCAATGCTTTGCGTGTTGGTCGTCCTTTTGAGTCTTTCATAGGTCCTGGCATGCCACCCATTCGTGCACAGAATGATTTGCGACGCTTTGCTTTTGCTGGTGATTTCTTTGCTGCTTTAGCGGACACTGGTGGCTTTAGTGTGCCACCTGTCTGTGCTTTGTAGGAGGCTCGTCCTTTGGCGTTTAGTCCGCCTTCAGGGTTCTTGCCTTCTTTCCTTGTCCATGCTGCTGTTTTTTTACTTGCCACGCTTCTTAACCATCTTTGCTTCAGACATTGCGATAGCAATAGCCTGCTTGCGGGACTTAACAACCTTACCACCCTTGCCACTATGTAGTGTACCTGTTTTGTATTCGTGCATCACTTTCTGCACTTTAGATTTTTTGCTAGCCATTACTTTTTCTTTTTCTTAGCCTTTGGCTTCATCTTGGCGGCAGCCTTCTTGGCTGCTGCCATACCTGCTGGAGTGTACGGGTATTCTTTTCCACCTACTTTTGGCATTATTTTCTCACTACTTTCATTTTGTTTTGTTGTTTCCAAATATTAGCAAGCATCTTCTCGGCAACAGGTTGCCAATCTCCAGCAGCAAAATATTCTTGAATATCAGATTCACTAATAGCATCAATCATTGCACTAGCGTACTCTTTCGGAGTACGATACTGCCGTGACAATTGTCTCATCTTTGGGGTGATGTGTTCCTTCTGAAGATACATCCTTGCACCCTGCTGAACCTCAGCATCACCTGATGGTTCGTACTTCTCTTCTGATTCTTTATACATCTTGGTGGTAACGCCCTTCTAGTTCGTCATAATCAACATCGTACTCAAATTTCTCAAACTGCCTAAATAGAACCCTGAGAAAAAAAATGACCCCTAGGATAGTTCCTATTGCGGAACCTAGAATTGTTAACATTGTTTCAACCATACTGTCCATGCTGTAATTGTATCAGTTACTGTCAACCATCACCAGCGGTGATGGTTGTATCCTTTGTTATCTACTAGTCGCCTTGTCGCTAAGGCTCCAAGGCACAGTTATCCTTACCCCCCCTGTAGTCCCCCCCTACTATAAGTTCCCTGTTCCCTAGACAAGTACAATACAAGTTGAGGGAACAGCAAGGACAATAGTAGATGGCAGAAATACTAGACACCCGTCAGGAACAGTTCTTAAACTGGTTGTGCACACCCGCATCAGGGCGTACACCAACCAGCCAATCAGCCTATGCTAAAGAAATCGGAGTAGATGAAACAACGCTACGCCGATGGAAAAACAAGCCCGTGTTCAAACAGGAATGGAAGCGTCGCATAGAAGAACTACAAGGTTCTCCTGAACGCACTCAGCAGTTGCTGGACAATTTGTTTGCCCGTGCTCTTGACGGTGATAATAATTCTGCTAAATTGTATCTTCAGGCTACTGGCAGGTTGGCTCCTGTACAGTTTCAAGTTGAACATAAGTCTAGTGCTGCAGAGTTGAGCGATTCCGAACTTACAGAATTGATTGCAACTAGCGCACAGGCGGAACAACAGTTCCGCCAACATCTCAAAGCACTATAAGGAAGTATAATGGCTGTACCTAGTACCCAAAACTTAACTATCACTCGTGGTGATACCGAAGTTGTTGCTATCACTATGAAGGATTCTGCTAGTACACCCGTGAATATTGTGGGTCGCACTTACCGTGCCCAGATTCGTGCCAGCAAGGATGCTAGCACGATTGCTGCAAGTTTCTCTTGCGCTATTACTAATGCTAGCGCTGGT